ACTTTCGTCTTTCATACTGCCTCCATAAAGTTACGAACCCAAGCTAGACGAGCCTGCTCGTCCATAGCTGTGTATTCAACGATATTAGCACGGATAGCATCTACTAGAGGATAGTATTCTTCGTCGATGTTGTGTTTGATATCTTTGTTCAAATCTACTAACTTATCTGTACGTGGATTGCGAGCAACCCACTTTGAAGTTAAGTAGTAAGGACTTTTGATTTTGGCACTCACACCTTCATTGGTATAAAATACATAACCTTCGTGCTTGCATTCTTTGGCTAATTCTTGTAGTCGTGCCATACTAGTTGTTACGTTCTCTGGCACGAAACAGTTTAACACACGCCCCATTTCTATTAGCATGTGAGGATCGTGTTCGACCTGTGCATTCCATTTGTTTTCACGATAGCCTAGAATATACATACCTTCCTTTTCGGGAATAATGTGTGGGTCGTTCTTATGAACACACTCAAACATAAAAGTATAACCTTGCCAGCGATTACACAAATCCAAGTACTTTGCTTCGTCGATCAACTCACGTGCCATCTCAACATATGGACTGTCTGTGCTACCAGTAGTAGATACTAACAGTTTTCCATTGTGTAATGTACAAGCAACCATGAAACCATTAACCTTACGGAAAGCAGTTACCATAGTATTAGCAGTCAGCACAGGTGCTTCTTTTTCGATACCATAGTTATAGATCTTTGTGAATGGATAAGCAACTAAGTTGAAATCCTTATCTACGATACTTCCACGACATTCGGCGATATATTCGTTCCACAAGTTGTCGTAGAACACTTTCTTCTTGTACTTAAGAACATAGATATCATCGCCGCACTCTTTCATATTAACTAAGTTCGACGATTCTACATATTCTTTTAATTTGTTCTTAAACATTTCTAATCCAATTCTTTTATTCCTAGTGTGCTTGGAGAATGATCTAATCTATTACCGCTATCGTCTGCGTAGAAGGTAGCATCCGGATCAGTGATTGTTACAGATAAATCGCTGTGTAACAGATCGTAATCTGTAAATTCAAATGTATCTGTATAGACACGGAATCTATAGACTCCGTCACCACACCAAATTAACTGTCCTTCTACTCCGTTAGCTGATATCTTCATTATGTTCTCCAGACTTGTTTATAACCTTCTTCCTCGGTTGGCATTTCAAATGTTTTGATCATGCTATCGACAACTTCTTTGGGAATACTTTTTCCAGGTCGGTTAGACAATCTCTTCATCAACTCGTCATCAGGAGGAGTATCAAACACTACTGCGATGTGTTCATAGTCAGGTAACATCTGAAACTTCTTCTTACGGCTTTTTGCATTTACGGAAGTTTGATCCCAAATGATATCCGAACCTGTTTCACGAGCTTCGATTACTTTATCCAGCATCAAAGAAATCGCTGTATTAACGTATTCTTTGAATACCTCGTTATAAGTTTTACCTTGACGCTGTGCTTCTTGATCAATGAAATGATCAGAGCTAACATAAACACAATCTTCAGCCCACAGTTGATTCTCAACCCAGGTACTTTTACCTGAACCAGGTACTCCAACTAAAACATAAACCTTAGACATGGTGTCCTCGAATTTCTCCCTTAAGGGCATCTTTGATAGCATCTTCCATCAACCAAACAAGTTGTCCTGTAGAATCGCAGCCTACATCGCGAGCTCGATACTTTTCCATTCCATTAGGATTACCGTGAAGGTGTCCGTGGAAATGAACAGAACCTCTGTGCATTTGATCCCACTCCCAAATAGGATAGTGAAACATTACAACCTGTGTTCCTTCGTAGTTCATCCAAAGATACTTGTGTATCTCGTCAAAGCAACTGCGAAACATTGGGTCATTTAACAGCTTACGATCATGATTACCTTCTACAAGAATTTTACGACCATTAAGTCTGCGCATAATTTTCACAGCATCGACAGCAGGTAAGAACGCAACATCACCTAAAATATAGGTAAGGTCTTCCATGCCAACTGTGTTATTCCACGTGACGATCATGTCTTCACGCATTTCGTCTGTGTCTGAATAGTGACCGCGAGTCTTTGGGCAGAACTTCATTATGTTCTTGTGCCCAAAGTGTAAGTCACTAGTTATAAATGTTTTCATTTTTCCACTCCTAACCTATATTATACACTCAAAAGAAAACCCTGTCAATTAAAAACTGACAGGGTCTGTGGCGAAAATACAACAGATTAGATTACCAATTCTCTACGCTAGAAATAACAGTTTCAAATCTGCCATCGACTCCGTTTATATTAGTGTCTAATTTTATTGTAGTATGACTACCGATACCCGAACCAGAGTCCTGTTCTACTTCTACTACATCAACATCGGGAAACTTTTTTAAAATTTCCAATATCTTTTCTAAATCTTCTCGATGCAAAAACATCAGATGTCTCCTGTTTGTTTTCTACGCTCACGACGTTCTGCCGCAAGTGTAAAGACCTTTTCGTTGTCGTTGGTCCAATCTATAGTTTTAGATGGGACTACGATGCCCGAAGGAAGAGTCACACCGTTAATAGTGTGTGCCTCGTTTTCATCGTAGGTCCAACCTAATTTACGCATCATCTTGTGCTTAACAAGCAAGTTAGGGCTACGAAAGACTTCAGTATCACGGAAGCCCATCATTACACCGACTTCGCAGACAGCACCACTACGGCAAACACCTGCCACACAATGAACAACAACGTTCATGCGATCTTCGAATGCTCGCTGTAACAAGGCAACAAGTTGATCTGCTTGTGCGTCACTGATCTTCCAATCTTCGTCAATGCTATGATCGTTCTGCTCAAGATCAAGAAACTCAAACTGATGAACTTCTTTAAACTTGTAACTTGGTGTAGGATGCTCCATGGCAGGATCAACAATTTGAATCAACATGGAATTAATGCCAGCATCAATGTGATGGCCTTTTTTAACATCGCTGAGCGATACGTTTTGGATCCACGGATTCATTATTATCTCCTTTATGTTCCTGCGTTCTTAATCAAATACATTGTAACTTCGGGTCCGTCGATCTTAATCACATCTGATGAATATTTTCGGGTTTCCCAACGATATGTTCCTACTCCCTTAACTGTGATCATTTTAGGTGTAAATTTAATTACAGTACCGATGATCATAGTATTGCTCTGCGGATAAACCACACAGTCACCCATGTTAAGTTCTCGACCCAATTTATCAGGATGCTTTGGTTCTATTTTAACAGTTGTCATTGCTTTACCAATTGCTTTCGTATTCTTCTTCGTAACTTTCACTCATGTCGATAATGTCGTTTAGGTCGGCAGCACCTCGGCGAATATAAGATTTACCACCATCGGTAAAGATAGCACCACACTTACAACGCACAAATGCATGTCTGTGATTGCTTTCGATAATGTCACCGCACTTACGGCACTGACATTTATTAACTACAATAACTTCTCTTTTACGGATGGGCATTATTGTTCCTCTATGAGTTTCGTCGTTTCATCCATGTGTAGGTATGACCAGATGGTAGCACACCGTCTTTGATTTCGTCAGCACCAAAGATGCCAACTATTTCCATACCATGACCGTTTATAGTAACTAGTATGCCTAATTCTTTTGCGAAAGCCAATGCTTCCGATAGATCTTTTACTTCTTCCTCACAGCCTCTACCCGCTGTGTCTTTCCATTCTACTTTATACATACTGTTATTTTATAGCCATTGTGTGTGTTTGTCAAGTGGTGCTCCAGCCAAGAATTGAACTTGAAATTCAGTCTTACCAAGACTGTGTAATACCATTTTACTACAGGAGCATGGTCCGGCTAGCAGGAATCGAACCCACATTCACTCTTTAGAAGAGAGTTGTATTCTCCATTATACGATAGCCAGAATTATAACCAGCGACGGCCTAATAGCCAACGTTCGGCCATTTTATATCTGTATTTGAGGCTCTTTCGAGGAACGAAATTTTTTGAAGCTAGACACGCTTCGGTGATGTGTTTTAAATCTTTAGAATATTCTATATGTTCTAGATTTACTTTTTCTTCTGTTTTAAATTTAACAGCAAATAACGGATCGCCTCTTTTTAAATGTAAGGGCTGATCCAAGTCAACTATTTCAAATGTAAAGTCAACGGGCCGGACCCATTTATGTATATTCATAGTTCCTGGAATCATTCTTATATTTCGAGTTAACTCTGTATGTAAGATCGGAACATCTAATGATTCTATCTCTATGTCTTGATCCGCGACAAACAGATAGTTGATACGCATGGTAACACACGAGCCAACAATCTTATCATGTTTAAAGATTGGAAACCTAGGATAAAAAGTTTGAGCATACCAGTCTTGACCTAACCTGTCAGTTTGATACATGTCTGTTGTTCTGTCGTATGATATAGTAACATCATAGGGACATTTGATTACAAACATATTTGAAAAGTAATCAGACACTGCTGGGCACATCAGATAATCCGAATCTTTTCGTTGTTCTCTGATAATTGGCCAAATAGGTTCTGGCGTTTCATAAACAATGTCTTTCCACTGACTGTGGTCAACATGTTTAGGATCTGTATATATTGTCCAACCTATTTTCATTGATATTCGATATCCGCAGCTAGAATAAATCTATATTGATTACTTTGAACTATTCCCGGTCTATGCCAAGTATTACTAGGGTAAATTATCCAATGTCCTTGAAGAGGTCTTACAAAAAATTTACCATCTTCTTGAACACCGTTCGGTGCTAACTCTGTTCCGCAGTAATCCCTGTCTTTGACATCTTCGGGGATATGAAGATAAAATACCCCGCTTAACATCTTAGAATTAGGATTCTTTGGATGCCAATGATGATGCCAAAGATTATCTCGATTTTCGGCACCCTGGAGATTAGTCATAAAACTCCAAGCCATCATCTCGGAGACTTTTACTTCGCGACCAAGATACATGAATACACTAAAGAGAAAGCTCATCCTATATTTCAACCAAACTGG